TTCCATTAATCCTGTTGCCCAGACGTCCGCTACGGACGGNAACGCCCCGCTCGCTACGCTTGCTGCCATCGGTACTACTGTCGTTAACCGCAACGGATTCTCTCAGTCGTTCACCGAACACGGCATGATTATTGGTCTCATGTCCGTACGTGCTGATCTCTCCTATCAACAAGGCATGCGCCGGATGTGGCAACGTCGTACTCGATACGATTTTTATATGCCTGTTTTCGCGCACTTGGGCGAACAGGCAGTACCTCGCTCTGAAATCTACACAACCGGTATCGCTGCTTCAGATAACACTGTCTTTGGCTATCAAGAACGCTGGGCTGAGTATCGCTATATGCCCAGCATGATTACCGGCCAATTTCGCTCTACCACTTCTGGCACGCTCGATATCTGGCATTTGTCTCAGCGCTTTACCTCAGCGCCCACTTTGTCCGCTTCGTTTATCGAGGACAAGCCTCCTATTGATCGCGTTATAGCTGTTCCTTCTGAGCCTCAATTTATTTTTGATTCGCTCTTTGACGCTAAAGTTACGCGCCCTATGCCGCTTTATTCTGTCCCTGGCATGATCGACCACTTCTAAGGTGTCTTATGGGCTTTTTTTCCGGTATTACTAAAGCCGTTACTTCACTCGCTAAACCCGCCTTATCCGCTGCTGGTGGCTATTTTGGCGGCCCTGCTGGTGCCGCTATTGGCGATACCCTCGGCGGTTTTATTGGCGATGCTGGCTCTGCTTACGCTGATTATTCCGCTGTTAAATCAGCCAATCGATTTAACGCTGACCAGGCGCGTATTGCGCGTGAATGGAACTCTGCTGAGGGTCTTAAATCTCGTGATTTCAACGCTGAACAGGCCCTCTTATCTCAACGCTTCAACGCTGATGAAGCCCTAAAAAATAGGAACTTTCAAGCCGACCAAACCACTAGTGCTATGCAGTTTGCCGAGCGTATGTCCAATACCGAATTTCAGCGTGCAACTGCTGATATGAAGGCTGCGGGCATTAATCCGATGCTCGCTTATATGCAGGGCGGTGCTTCGTCCCCCTCTGGCTCCGCTGCTGGCGGCTCGTCTGCTGCTGCCGCTGGCGCCTCGTCCTCACCTGCTGCCGGCCCTTCTGCGGCTGGTGCTGCTCCCGCCCTCCCTTCGGCCTCTGTTGCTTCTGCTGCTCAGGTCGCGCAGCTTGCGGCTCAAACAAAAATTGCTGCCGCTCAGATCGCTCAAGTCGAGGCTCAAACCCGTAATGTCGACGCTGACACTGTCAACAAGGTCACTCTTAACCCGAACATAACTGCCGATACTTATGAAAAAACTACTCGTGGCCATACTAACCAGGCCATGGAAGATAACCTTCTAACTACTAAACATAAAATCATTGCTGATACTCAGCAATCTCTTGCTACTGCTAAAAACATAGACTCTCTTAATATCGCTCTTAAACAACTACAAGATAATCCTGCTACTGCTCCATTTGCTGGAATGCTTCAAATCCTTCTCCGTAGATAATTGTCGCGCGCGCGTTTCGTGTGTGTGTCTTTATCTTTTCTCTGGATATTTATATGCAATTCCGTAATCCCTACAATATTGATCACGATATTAATTCTCACGTCACTGGCTTAGATCTTTCTGAGGCCTTTGATCGTACTCAACAAAACTTTAAAGACGAGTGTGATATCAACAATCTCGTCAAACTCTACGCTCGTACCGGCGTTATTCCTGGTCAAGATATTCCTGCTATGCATTTCGATGCTGGTGATATTTCTGACTATCATTCTGCGCTCAATGCCCTCATTGACGCCGACCGTACTTTTCTTAATTTGCCTTCCGAGCTTCGCGCTCGTTTTCAAAACGACCCCGGCCAATTGTTGGATTTTCTCAACAATTCCGATAATCGTGAAGAAGCCGTTAAAATCGGCCTTCTTCCTTCTTCTGCGGCTATTTCCCCGCCTTCTCCCCCTTCTTCGCCGCCTCCCGACACCAACCGCGCCGATTAGCGTAGCTAATTGGTGCGGAATGGGTTGACTTATGCTAAAAAGGGGTGCACAGTCTGATACTAGATACAACTGTGCTAGGTGACACCGTCACCTCCCCTTCCCCTCTTGGAGTCAACATGCGCCCCTCATCCCGTTCTCGAGTTAACAAATCTCGCTCTGCCCGTAGCTTCCGTAAACAGTCCTCCCGCACTGCTGCCGCCAATATTTTTGCTGGCCCAATGCGCGGCGGTATCCGTTTATAAAATGCCGTGCTTTCACCCCTTAAGCGCTTACAAATTGGGTGGCCAAATTCATTTTGGCACCCCGATTTCATCGCTTTGCGCACCGTTGAAACTCCCTTGCGGTCAGTGCATCGGCTGCCGAATCGAGAGATCCCGCCAATGGGCTACTCGAATAATGTTCGAGTCCCAAATGCACGACGCTAGTTCGTTTATTACTTTGACTTATGCAAACGAACATTTACCTGATCCGCCATCCTTAGATTATTCTCATTATCAAAAATTCATGAAACGACTTCGAAAGGAAGTCGGCCCAATTCGTTATTATGCTTGTGGCGAATATGGCGATAATAATTTTCGCCCTCATTTTCACGCCTGCCTTTTCGGTATTGATTTTTCAAAAGACCGAAAATTTTTTGATACCTCACCATCCGGTCACCCCCTTTACCGCAGCCCCACGCTTGAACGTATCTGGCCATGGGGCTTTTCTTCGATTGCCGATTTATCTTTTGAATCCGCCGCTTATGTTGCGCGTTACTGTCTCAAAAAGATTACNGGCGANGAGTCAGAACATCATTATCGACANGTTAATCACGATACCGGNGAAGTTACTCAATTAACNCCTGAGTTTGCCCGTATGTCCCTTAAACCCGGCATNGGTGGCCGCTGGTTTGATCTTTATTCGTCCGATGTTTATAACGGCCATGACTACGTTGTTGTTAATGGCAAGCAGTGNCGTCCACCCCGTTATTTTGATCGTTTATTAGAACGATCTGATCCCGTCCGTTATGAGGAGGTTAAAACCGATCGAGTTAAATCCGCTGAAAAATATTTAGATAACAATACCCCTGAACGTCTCGCNATCCGCGAAGAACTTAAATACGCTTCACTACAACAAACCGCTAAAAGAAACACATTATGAAACTNTCCCTTTTTTCTTTGCAAGATTCGACTGCCTCACAATTTGGAGCTCCTTTTGTCGCTGTTAATGATAATTCTGCTGTGCGCTCTTGCTGCGTTGAAGCTGCTAATCCTGCTTCTGGCCCTCTCCACACTCATCCTGGCGATTTCCGCGTCTTCCGCTTGGGTGTATTTGACAGCGAGTCTGGTGTCTTCGAGCTCGAGCCTATCCCCGTTTTCCTTGCTAACGTAACCCGCCCGACCCAGGAGTAATCATGGCTGGCTTTCGCGCTCGATCTGTTAATACTCATCAATTTTCGATGGTTCCTCGCGCTGATATTCCGCGCTCCAGGTTCACCATTCAGTCTCAACATAAAACTACGTTTGATAGCGGTTATCTCGTCCCTATGTACGTAAACGAAGTGCTTCCCGGCGACTCGTTTAACCTAAACATGACCGCATTTGCCCGTCTTGCTACACCCATGGTTCCCCTCATGGATAACATGTACCTGGACACCTTTTTTTTCTTCGTCCCCAACCGTTTAGTTTGGGACAACTGGGAAAAATTTCAAGGCGAACGTATCGATCCTAATGACTCCATCGATTACATAATCCCCCAGCAAGTTTCCCCTGCCGGTGGTTACGCGCCTAACTCTCTACAAGACTATTTCGGCCTCCCTACTGCCGGTCAAGTTGACCCCGCTGGTCGCGTTTCGCATTCCGCCCTTTACACACGTGCGTATAACCTTATTTACAACGAGTGGTTTAGAGATGAAAACCTGCAAGATTCGGTTCCTGTTCCTCGCTCTGACGGTCCTGACGCCGTTACTGATTTCGTCTTGCGTCGCCGTGGGAAACGACACGACTATTTCACCTCCGCTTTACCTTGGCCTCAAAAAGGACCCTCTGTTACTTTGCCCCTGGGCGCTCATGCACCCGTCCGCGGTGAGATCGTTGTAAGCGATTTTTCCGGGGGCAATCGTATGGCCCTCGGTGTCTCTCAAGGAAATCAAGACGTTTTTACGTCATCTGTTCCTGCTTTTTCCGGCAATCTTTACATGGCCGGTTCTAACTCCCCCACGCTTCCTGGTTTATATGCCGATCTCTCTGAGGCTACCGCTTCCACCATTAACCAAATTCGGCAGTCTTTCCAAATCCAACGCTTACTCGAACGCGATGCTCGCGGCGGTACTCGTTATACAGAGATAATTCGCTCTCACTTTGGCGTTATTTCGCCCGATGCGCGCCTACAACGCCCTGAATACCTTGGTGGTGGCTCTACCCCTATCTCTATTAATCCCGTTGCTCAGACGTCCGCTACGGACGGTAACGCCCCGCTCGCTACGCTCGCGGCTATCGGTACTACTGTTGTTAATCGCAACGGCTTCTCTCAGTCCTTCACCGAGCACGGCATGATTATTGGTCTCATGTCTGTACGTGCTGATCTGTCCTATCAACAGGGTATGCGTCGCATGTGGCAGCGCCGTACTCGATACGATTTTTATATGCCTGTTTTCGCCCACCTAGGCGAACAGGCAGTTCCCC